GATTTGTAGATTGCCTAGCCCAAGATTAAAGGCAAAGCTGACGAGTGCATCAAAGCAAGGCTGAGTAAGATTAATAGGACATAATCGTTCCACCCCTCTTTCAAAGCGTACAAGATCCTTTTTAAGTAACTCATCTGCTTCATCCTGTGTAAGCTCTCTAAACCACTCTATAGGCAAAGATTTACCATCGCCTATTAGATGACCCCAACCAATAGTGTAAAGCCCAATTGGATCACGATATGGCTTTAAATGGCATCCCTCAAAGTGTTTAATGAGGTTTATGCCTTTCTCGCTGATTTTCACCTTTTAGAAAAAGCCTGACTGCCAAACCAGAAAGCAATGATGGATGACCAAATAGTGATTGTCTCCTCTGACCACAAAATGTCTAATGCCTCGTCAAACGGAACGGAGTGATGCCAGGCATACCAAAAGCCAGCAATCTCTACAAATAGAAAGATAAAAAACATTCCGTAGGTAACCGCAGGGCGAACCATTGCTCTAGCGTTAATTACCCATTTATCTGCGCCTTTGGCTAGGTCGGTATCGTGTTGATACAGGGCAATCTTTTCGTCTCTGAGTGCGCCAATCTCAATCTGATCGGTGCGGATTTCTTCTACCCTGGCTTGTGCTAAGAAACCTTCTTTGGCTAAAGTAAGTTCTCTCTCGGTCTGTAGCCGAGCCATCTCTAGCTCATGCTTTTTATCAGATCGATCTTGGAAGAAGTCTAAGAACTTAGGCAGACCACCAGCAAGAAAGGAGAGGAGTGTAGAGACTAAAGTAATCATTTCTTAAATACTATGTCAGCTATCCAAGTAACAAAGCCACCGAATACGGAAGCTACTCCCATAATAGCCCACAAAGATCCTTTAGATCGTTCAGCCATAGCGACTAACTTCTTAATGTCGTATTCCATTGCGCTTACTTTGGACTCTAGGTTTTCTACAGCATGGACTAGCTTGCCATACTCTATAGGATCGATGTCTGCCATAATATTATTGCGGTAGAGTGTTAATAAATTGTTCAGCCTGTTCTTGTGTCATCACATTCCCATCGGCATCTTGCAGTTCTGCACCAGCTAAGACTTCTTTTTTGAAGTTTTGGTAGTCGGTGTTGGCTGGGTTGAATGGAATAAAAGTGTTGTCAGATAAACGCTGAACACTTTGATTATATTTTGTTAATTTATACATTTACAACTCCGCAGATAAAGCAATAAAATTGTTGTTTGCATTGTTATTTCGACCTGTAACAACGGCATTTGATGTTCCACTAGTAAATCCTGTTACTTGTGTCCAAAAACTTGTTGGAGTGCTTGAAGCAAAATTTGCTAAAGCTGGAGAAGCGGCATTAAAATCGGTTGCTGATGACCTAAATCCAGCGTACCCACTAGGTTGAATTGAACCTGATGGTGTAGTTCTCATACTAACTAATAACTTTTCAGTAATTTGAATCGTTGTTGTTGAACCATCAAACGAGCCTGATGCCGCACCGCCAGCTAGTTGAAAATACCTCTGACACAAAGCCAATTCAGTTCCATAAGGTCTGTAATCAAAGCTAGTAGCTGTAGAGCCTACTTCTAGTTGAACACCAGTAATGTAGAAGGTTGCTCCTGAAGTTGCTGTGAAAGCAGTTTGACTAGATGTTTTCCATGTGTTTCCGTTTTGCCATGTAGCATTTGTTCCGTTCCAATTCGAACCAGAACCTAAATCCCAAACGCAACTAATACCAACCCCGTTTGTTGCTCCAAGCCAAGTTCCAGCAGTTGGTCCAGCAACGGTAATAGTTTTATATTCCCATGTGTTAGCTGAATTAATTGTGTAATTTATTGGATAGCTATAGTCTGTTGCTGAATTTTGAAAACCAACACAATATGTTCCTGCTATAGATGAGCGAACCCAAAACGACAAAGTTATCGCTTTAGCATTGGCTGTCCCCCACATCAAATCAGCGGTATTAAAACCTTCTATAAGTTGAAGAATGCGAACATAATCAGCCGCTGCTGATGCCGCCCCTGTGCCGACAGTAACTAATGAGCTAAACGAAAATCCTGTAGGTGCTACAGAAGATTGTTGTACAGTATATGTAGATGGAGAAATGTTATCAAATTTCCATCTATCAACACCAAACACATTTGATGTTGTAACGCTAACACTAGCACCAGCATTACGCTGGTCTATAACCATCGCACCGTTGATGATGCGGTTCTTCATATTAACAAATCCATCTAATCCTAGATTTGTTCTAGCTGCTGCTGCTGTAGAAGCTCCTGTTCCACCATCTGCTATTGCTAGATCGGTAATTCCTGATACTGAGCCACCAGTAATTGTTGCATCAGAACTAGAGAATGTATTAGCAGTTAAACTGCCAGATACTACTGTTGCACCGCTAAAAGTTGTTGCTCCTGTAGCGGACAAAGTAGTAAAAGCACCTGTGTTAGCTGTTGTAGCACCAATAGTAGCGTTGTTGATTGATCCACCAGAGATAACAGGGCTTGTAAATGTATTGCCTGTAAATGCAGCACCAGTAATAGAGCCGCCAGTAATAACAGGAGCAGTCATGGTATAAGTGCCGCCTCGGATGCCATCGCCTACATCCCGAATCTGCGCCATCATATCGCGCATAGTATCGTTTACTGCCGATGGCAACATTCCCTCTGGCGCACCATCTGGAGGTGCTGCGTTGTTATTCGCAGGGGTTAGAGAATACTTTGTATATGCCATGATTTTCCTTACTGTTGTTCTTCGTCAAAAGATTTTACAATTTGTTGTATTTCAGTAAAAGCTAGACCAATCTTTTTCCTGTCTTTTCCTGCTTTTGCCAGTTTTTCTAATGCTTCTACACCATTAGGGCTTGTGATTGCTTTTGCAATTTTCTCATAATCTCTACCATAAAAGATACCCTGATACAGATTTCCAATTGCTCCAGGAATGTTTCTAAAGCTCTTGCCAAGCAATCCTACAGATTCCTCTGCCAACATACCTTTTTCAGCAGTAGGAGATCCAGCAGGCAATCTACGACCTTGTGCCTCTAAAACATCTAGCATGACATTTAAGCCTCGAACAGCAGATGTTCCTTTTTCGCCATAAACCTCTCTAAATGCAGCCTTGAGGTTTTCTTTTTGTGTTGTATTTTTAACAATTGTGTCTGCAAATCTAGCACCGACTGTGCCAGCTTGCCTAGAAGATGCCCTTTGAACACCCTCTAAAGATGCTCTCATATATTGATTTAGGAACTCTTTAGGTAGATTAGGATCAGCATTAGCCATTGCTTTTATAGTCCTAGAAACCTTTTCTGGGTTTAATCCAGATTGTGCAGGATTTGTAGCAAATACTTCTCCAAACTGTGTTGCAAGTTCATTTGTTCTAGCAAGGTTAGGAATTGGAGATTCAACAATAGGTGCTTCAATTCTTTCTCTAGTGGCTTGATATTGCTCTCTAGCTGGCTTGTAACCTTTAACTTGGTCATCGGCTTTTTGAATCAGTTTTGCTCTAGCTGCCTGATAAGCCCTCATTTCACCTGTAACTTTACCTTGAGCTTGAGATGCCAAAGTATCATATTTATCTGCAAGATACTGTCGCATAGCCTCTACTCTAGCAATAGAGTTAGTTTCATAGCCTTTTAGTAGATCTTGGTATGCAGGAATATTGTCTACAGCTTTAGAAGCCTCTGCAATAACAGCAGACTCATTTTCTAGGTTTGTCATCCAAGACTGAGGAATCTTTTTGTTTTTGACTGCCTCTAATGCAGGAGCAGCTTCTTCTGTAATTTGTTTCTGAACAGCCCTTTGTTCTGCTTGTGCAGCCCTTTGGACTTCTGTTCCCATCTTTGGTCGTTGAGTTACAGGAAAAGCTCTTTCTAATGTTTCTTGAGTTTGCTGTCCTCTTGTTCCCATAAACTCTGCCATTAAAGGAGCAGATCTTGGTGTAACTTCTACCTGTCTTTGAATAGATGGCAATGTAGTTCTGCCTGCTGCTGCTTGTTGCATAGCCTCAAAAGAAGTTACAGGCATCCCCATTTGGAATGACTGTTGTTGTAATCGGCTTGCTTGTTCTATTTCTCTAGGAGTCATTGTCCTTGTAGACTCAGCATACATTCTTTCTAATGGAGATTTAATAACTCCAGGAGCAGCTACTAATGGTGTTGCTACACCACCGACCATTCGAGCATATGGTTCTAGGTCTGTTCCTCTGAATGGATATGCTAAAGATTCTTCACCAGCAGCAGCTAATAAAGATGGAACGACAGCACCAGCAACAGGAGCAGAAACTACATTTCGAACTGCTGTTTGTGCCATTTGACCAGGAAAGCTCTCTGCTCTCTGCATAGGTATATATTCACCTATTGCTCTTTGCATCTGTACTGGTGTTGGTAATGATGCTATTGGTCTGCCAGCAGCAGCCTGTTCAGCAGTTCTACCAAATACTTTCTGAGAGATAGTTTCAGCACCCTTTTGTAATCCTTCTTGAATTAAGGCAGGCAAACCAACAAGTCCTGTTACACCCTGAACAATAGGCAAGTTAATTTTTGCTAGAGCAGTTTCTACTGCACCTCTTTCTGCAAAAGGTTTTATAGATGGATCTCTTTCTAATCCTTGCTCTGCTAACTTTTTATCAATATCAGCCAAAGAATCTGTAATATTAAAGACAGCCTCAGATCCATCTTTTAATCTTACTATTTTTCCGTTTTCTGCCATCTTTATTCCTATCGTTGTGCAGGAGTTCTAAAGTCTAATCTTGGTTTTGGTGCAGCACCACCTTGAGTTAAAAATGGTGCAAATTCTTTTTGATCCAATACAGCACCAAGTTCAGAGTCATAAGCAGCAATAGCAGCATCAGAATATTTACCAGCCTTGTAAAGCTCTCTAGCCTTATCAGACAACAATGCAGATCTCTTAGCAAACGCTTCTGCGCCTTTTGCCATAAGATTTCGACCAGTTTCGCTATTAGATAACGATGGGAAAGCAGAGATAAATGATTTAAATTCAAGGTCAGATGTAGATCCAGATCCAGGTGCTCTTAATCCTGTAGCACCACGAACAGCAATAGAGTTAGCCAAATCATTAGCTGTAACAGTATCGCTTTTAAGGTTAAATGTTTTAGCAATTTCTGCACCGACTTTAACAACATCGCCACCGCCTTTACCTTTTAGCAATGAATTAACTGCGCCAGCTTGTGTAGCAAAGTTTCTAGCTTGTGCAGCAGCAGATGAAAACTCTCCCACCCTTTCTGCATCAATTTTGTCCAAACCTTTTTCAGACATAGAAATAATGCTTGTTGGAGCAGATG